GGTTGACGCCGGTGCGGATCATGGATTCCAGATGCTTGACCGTCGCGGTCGGGTAGGTCGTCGCCACGGTCTGGGCGATGCGGCCGGCGGACCGCTCGATGAACTCGACCACGAGCGGATTGGTGCTGTTGAACGCCAGCCCGATTCCCGGCCGCAGACCGTTGATGGTCGCTTGCCCGGTCGCGGTCACGACCCGCCGCATGCCCTGGTTGGCGTCGGTCGCCAGCTGGAGCGTCACCTCGTCCATCCGGTCGCTGAGGATCTCCAGCACGTCCTCGGGCTGCCTGACCCGCTCGGCGGCGGCGAGCAGGATCGACCGCATCGACCGGATGGCCGCCTCGACGGGCCGAGCCAGGAGCCGGATCTCCTCCGGGTCATCCGGCACGGCGGCCTTGCGGACGTCCTCCAGCACTTGCCAGTCAGGAACCGAACGCATGCCGAATATGTCGGACGCCTTGATGAGTCCGGTCCTGCCAGCGATTTCAGGACAGCAGCGGCCACCACGGGATCGGCGGTGGGCCGTGGCGGCTCGCTGCTGCGTTTCCTCGTCGTCCGGGCCGTCCGGGTCGTCCTCGTCGTCCTCGGGCTCTACGGGCTCCTGAGGCTCGCCAGCGGCCGGCTGCGGCGGGAAGGCCGGGAACGCTGCCGGCGGCTCGACGGCTTGGGCCAGCGGCGTCAGTCCGCCGGCAACCAGCGGCACCTCGGCCTCGGGCGTGCCCAGCGGCTCGGCGCCGTCCTCGCGTCGGATCTCGTCAACGCTCCAGCCGGACGAGAGCTTGCTTGCCCGCTCGGCTGCCCTGGTCGCGGCGTCCGACCGGATCGGGTTGTCCGGCACGATGAGGTAGCCCGGCCCGAACGCCGGCAGCAGCTGCTCGTTGATCGTGTCGAACACGCGGCACGCCATCGGCCAGACGGTGAGCCGGAGGTGCTGGTCGTTGGCCTCCTTCGACGTCGCCCGGTTGGCGTCCTCGGGCGTCAACATCGCCTTCGGGACGCCGAAGCCGGCGGCGAGGAAGTCACGCACCAGCCTGCTCGACTCGCTGAACTCCAGCTCGCGGCTGGTCTGGCCGAGCCGCTCAATCTTGACCTCGGCCCCGCTGAGGAACGCCACGGTCTCCTTGCGGCGGTAGAGCTTGCCGAACAGGTTTCTCCAGCGGCTGCGGAACGCTCGCTTGTCCGCCTCGCTGACCGGCTTGGGCGTCGTCACCAGATGGTCCGGCGTGCCGTGCCGCTCAAAGAGCCAAGAGTTGAACTCTGCAATATGGCTGGCGGCGCGGGCGTAGGGCCGCCATGCGTCCAGCTCGCAGATGCCGCGGTACGGGTTGCCGGGGTTGTATCGGCGGAACCAGACGACCTCTGACGGCGTGAACTGCTGCGAGCCGCCGGACGGCACGCGGTAGTCGAAGCCGCGGACGAACGTTTCGCGGTCGGCCACCGGCGTGATCCGGCTGGGCATCATCCGCCAGAGCTCCGACGGCACTGGCTCGCCGGCGTCTGGCTGCACGCGGAACCAGTAGGCGTCACCGAAGAGCTGAAGGTCGGCGTAGGTGCTTTCCATCAGCCCGTACCCGTCGGTCCACGGGTTGGCCTGCTGGAGCAGGTCGATGATTGGGTGCTGCTCGATCTCAACCGCATCGTCCAGTCGGTATCTGGTCGCCTTGCGGACGCTCGCCGGCGCGGACAGCTCGTACTCGCCCCGCACGAACTTGCGGTCCGAGTCGGCCATCTTGCGGACGACGCCGGCCCGCTCCAGGTCGCGGCGGGCGGCGGCGTTGTTGGTGATCCTGACGAGCTTCCAGCTAAGGGTCGCGGCAACCGTGGCGTTGATGCTCGCCAGCCGGTGGACCCAGAGGCTGAACAGATCCTCTGGCGCGTCTCCGCCGGATCGCTCGGGCCTGCTGGTGAGTCCCTGGGCGAGGATGTCGGACGGACCGAGGACGGCGCGGTGCAGCTTGCTCGGGTCAGCCACGGATATCACCAGTCATCATCGTGCCCCACGTCGAGCACCAGGGGAGCCGCGGATGCCTCGCTGCGGCATCGGACGGCGAGAGCCAGAGCCATGACGGCATCGTCATGGACGCCGGGCGGCGCGGCGTACCGTACTCCGCCTCGGCTGTAGTCGAACCGGAACGCCATCAGCTCGTCCTGCAACAGGTCACGCGGAATGCGGATTGCACGGGTCTGGATCGCCATAGCCAGCCCTTCCAGCAGGCTTTGCCGGCTGGTGGCGGTGAACTTGAAACCCTCGACGTATGGAGCCTGCCGGGCCAGCTCCTCGACAATCGGGTCACCGACGCCGGTCGAGTCTACCAAAGCTGGCACTTGCAGCATGACCTGGAGCCGGCGGGTCGTGTTCCTCCAGTCGGACCTCCAGCGGTGCATGTGCGTGCAGACGCCATCGGCGTCGAGAGCGATGGCGACGGTCCAGTCATGACTCTTGGCGAGGTCCACGCCCCACGCGGCGGGCTGGCCGTTGGTCGGCTCGTCCAGCGTGCAGACGGCCCGGATGGCGTCTGCCCCAAACGGGTTGGCGATGTCGTCCGCCGGCTCGCCCAGGTACTCCTGCCGGAACACCAGGTCGGGCAGCTCCTCGCGGGCGGCGTCGATCTCCGCCGGCGGGATATGCGGGTTGGAGCTGGTCGGCATCCGCCACGACGCCCAGCCGTCCCGCTCCTGCTGCCCGCGGAGGTAGAGCTGGTGGAAGTCGTCCGCGCCCCGCGGCGTCGAGGTAAACCAGGCCGTGCCCTCAAGGTCGGTCAGCATGGGCCGGAGGCTGGCCTGCCATGTCTCAAGCAGCTCGCGGACGTACGCGGCCTCGTCAATGACCATTGTGCCGTAGGCTCGGCCACGGCCTGAGTCCGGGTTGTCCAGCGACCAGAGCTCGATGGTCCCTCCGGTCGGCAGGCCGATACGGCGTTCTGCGATGCTGACGTCGCAGAGGTCCAGCATCGGGCCGAGGGTCCGCCGCAGGGCTCGCCATACCTCGGCTTGCATGCGGTAGGTCGGAGCAAACCATGCGGTCGGCTGGCCGTCGAGCGCGGCGTTGAGCAGGATGTCAACGCCGAGGGTCGTCTTGCCCCAGCGGCGTCCGCACTGGAGGACGTTGAACCTCCTGGCCTCGGCCAGCACGCGCTTCTGGCCGGCGTGCAGGACCGGCAGCTGAAGGTCGATGACGGTCACAGCCGGGCGAGAGCCTCGCGGCGGACGACGACCATGAACTCGTCCAGCGCGTCGTCATCGACCTGAGCCTTTGCCAGCAGCAGATCCTCGACCGCATCGCAGGCATCGAGGATGGCCCGCTCGCGGATGTGCCGCTCCAGCTTCGGGTCGATGGGCTCGCGGAATCGGTCGCTCTTGGTCAGCTTCATGGTCCTACTCCCTGACGATCCGAATGGTGACCTCGTTGTCGGTCAGCTTGCCGGCGGCGAGCCGGGCGTCGAGGTGCTCGTCCGCATGCACCTGGCCGACGATGGTCGCCATCGTGCGGACGCAGGAGGTGATCGCTCGCGGGTCGCCCTTCTTGATCGCATGGCCGAGAGCGACGTCGAGAGCCCGCGAGTATCGACCGACTTGCTCTTCGGTCAAATGCCAGCCGGCGGAGATGGCTCGGCGTACAGTCGCGCGGTCGGATCTGATGTTCATGTTCAGAGCATCGCGCATAGCTGCCCCCTGACCCCCTGATCACGATGTGTCAAAAAAGCGTCGAGGTCGGACTTGCACCGCCCCTTCCGGTCTGGTTGACCGGCGTGCCGCTATCAGCACTTCCGACGCGCTTGGGATATGGCTTTGCCAGCTTGACAATACGATTTTTGATTTCCTTGTCAAGCGGATACAGGTATCGATGTTTTTTTCCGAGCACTTTGTATGCATTTGGGTCAATATTTTTTCTGATCCAATCCAAAGATTGCTTCCAACCTTTTGCATGAGTGCTTCTGGGATGAACGCGCTGGCCGTGAACCATGTAAAAAGCAAGACCTTCAAACGTTCCTGTGTATATCCACCCGCTAGCCTGATAAATCGTTCCGACATGCCCTCGCCATCCTTCGTCAGCAAAGCTTATGAGCATTCGGAGGTTTGGGCAGTGCTTTTTCACAATACGAACGCCAGCGGCAACGACTTGCGAAACTATAAGCCCATGGTTTGCACGCATTGCTACTCGTTGAAGTTCGGCAATATCGTGCGTTTTTCGCAAACCGTATGCGTCACCTCTAGTCGCTTTGCCTGAACCATAGCCGTATAGCATGCACCCTAGAAACTTTTTTTCTGAATCCCACACCCCGAGTTTGAGCATTGACGCTGGT